GTTGTCATCTGCAACACACATCAGAGGCTGGTAAGCTGCAGCATTTTGTGCTACAACACCTGCCGCTGTGCCTGATGCGCTGTTGAAACCATCAACAAAACAATCAGCATCAACGCCTGTGCCTAAGTCTACTGTAGAAGTTCCTGCTGAAGTAGCAGTAACAACTTCAATGCCAGCATTCATAATCATGAAGCCTTTTTTGACAGCAATGACTGGAATGACATCGGCTGCTGCAAGAGCAGAACCTTTATCAGACAATGCAGTAGCAAAGTCTAGTTCCATCTCAACCATGTACGGGTTGCGACCGCGCTGCGAGTTGCCACGTGCCGCTTGGAGTGTATTATCACCTAGTCCCATAATTCAATCTCCTCTACAGCAAGCAGTATTTGGCATTAACAAGACCTTCAGGACGAAGAATCTTTCTGCCATACAAATGCATACCACGGACAATATCAGCGAAGCTGTCCGGGTCGCGGTAAGTCTCAGTCTTGTTGATTTGGTCAGCCGTAGCAACGGATGAAGAATGACCAGCAACAATCATGCCGAAGTTATTAGCATTAGTTCCACCTGTAGTAGATGGACCTGTACCAATAGAAGGCAGGTTGTTAGAAACATGGACTTTAAAGCCATGCAGGTTATTCAAAATCAAACCGTTTTGGAGACCAGAACCACCGAAGTCTGAATCAAACAAACGTGAGTCTTCATCTTTAAGTAGTTCAACGAACACTGGGTCAACTACTAACCAACGACCTTGTGATTCTACGTTTTGGAGGTCAAGTTGACGACCCATACGTGCAATCACTGTTAGTGGATTAGCAACACCAGCAGTTGTTGGTACAGCTTCAGATGCGCGAGGCTTCAAGCCCACACAGTTAGCAGCGTTACCAGCATTAAAGTCAGCGGCTGTCAACTTCATTGAAGCAAGAAGTTCATCTGTGCCAGCAGTGGCAACAGCAACAGTTCCGTTAACAATGTTGTTGACTACATTAGCGTTACCACTAATTGCAGCTTGTTTGAAACCAGTCAAGTAACCAAGTACGTCTGCGTCAAACTGGTCAGACAAACGGTATGCAGCACGATTGCTTGAGAGAGACTCAAAGTTAATGTGCGAATGTGCTTCCTCAATGTCGTCAACTTTAAAAGCAAAGTAGTTAGCTTTGTCAACGGTGAGGGTGAAATCCTCATCATCAAGGTCTTGCGGGGTAATAGTCGTACCACGCTCGTATGCTTTGACAGTAATCTCAGGTTCTTTAATGATTTTAACTGAATCACCAAAGTTTGCGATTTCTCCAAAGTAGTCATTATTTGTAATTGCTTCACAAACAGCGGCCTTGCGGAATGCAAGCTGCACCTGTTTGGAGTAAATTACTGGGCTAAAATTGCCATTAGGCAAGTTGTTATAACCCGGCGCTCTTGGAAAAGCCATAATCCATCTCCTATTGTTTTGGATTGTTACAGATGCAAACAGTACAATTCTTGGCAGAGGCTGTCTAACGTAGGGTGTATCTTATATAAAGGTTGCAACCAATATACTTAATAGGCCATGTTAATCAGGTAATCTTAAAGATTTTTGTAGTTTGCGGATTGGTATAGTAAGCAAGTAGCTAACCTGCTTACTTTACATATGACTATAGTTATACTTATAAATAACTATTTGTCAACTCTTTTTTATCTAGCAGAACCAGATAAATCATAGATGAACTTACCACTACGAATAGCTTCCATAATTTCATCTGCGTGTTTTTCGTATTGCTGTGCAGACATCTTTTCTACTTGAGACTCACGTAAGTATGTAGAGGATTCATCTTCCTGTGGTTTATTACGTGTGTTCTTAGTAGTTACAGACTTAGCTGCATCTTTGCTAGGCTTAGACTTCTTAGCTTCAGCAATGCCCATGTCAGCTTTGTACAAATCAATTGCACGTGCGGCAGACCTAGCGTCATTGTCATTGTCATACAGTGCATCTTGCACCCACTTAGGCTGTTCTTCTGCCCAGTTGTGGAAGTCATCACTGTCTCTGATCTCATCAAAGTCAGGATGTATCTGCATCAATGCTGCTTCAGCCTTCTCTTTAGTAGCAGAAGTCTGCATCTCATCAATTACCTTCATGCGTTCTTCTAGTGCAGTAGATTGCTCTGCTGCCTTCTTCATGGCAATTGTTTCTACAATAGCTGCTACATCTGGGTAGTCTGCTGCCCACTGTTCAATGTCCTCATCGGACTTGGGTAACTGCATTTCTTTCTTGGTAGCTTTTTCTAGCTGGCTCTTTATTGCCGCTAGTTCAGTCTTAAACTCTTCAGCTTGTTTTTGCTGATGTCGGCGTAGGTCAGAGTACCGCTTCTTAAATGTTTTTTCTTCTGCGCTAGTAGGTTCAGCTTCTTCTGCCTCTACCTCTTCACCTGCATGTTCTTTCTTGAGTTGTTCTAGTTCTTCTTCGTCACGCTTAGTACGTTCTTCTTGAGTGTATGGTTTATTTACAAATGCCACTTTAGGCGTAGTCTTCATGTCTTCTGCTAATAGTGTATCGTTCATTATCTATTCCTTTGTTGGGGCCGCTGTAGCCACACTGTCGGGTGTGGGGAGTGAGTAGCCAACTGATTGTAAGATTTAAGTAAGCCTCTTACGCAGCTTTCTTCAGTGCATTTTTGTATTGCCCATGCACTATGTAGACTTCACCTTCTGTATATACATCATAGCGGTCTTCTGCCGTACCAATGTAAACTGTTGGTGTTACTTGCTCTACATACTCAAGTGATGTTACTAATACATTATTAATGTAGTCACCAAGCACTAAGTCTTCTGTGCGCTTCCATAAACCATTTACCAGTACAGGGTGGTCATTAGTAATCTTCAACTCGCCATTAATTTTGTAGTAACCTTCGCGCATGTGCTTGTGTAGTACTTCTGTAACAATAGTGTTATCTACAATATCAC